ACAAGTTCAAATCTGTCAAAGCTAACAGAGGCAACGACGGTAAAGGTACTAAATCTGAGTAATCGTAAGTAACTATATACATCGTAAACTAATATTAACCTAAAAACCAATTAAAATGACGTATTTGTATTACAAAACAAGTTCGTGGACCGGTAATCCACAAGTAAATGAAAAAACTAAAAGCCAATGGAAGCATTTAGCTAACAAATCTAACTGGCGTATCACTCAATTGCCAAACGGTTACTATCAAACAGAAGTTTCTAAGCCTGACAGCGATGAATTTGTCGATGTTACTCGTAGAGAAACACTAGAAGGTGCAGAAAAAGCCATTGATGGTAGCATCGAACACTTTAGCAAAAAATTAGAGGCTACAAAAGGCCCTAAAGTTGTAAAAACTTTTAACAAAAATGAAGAGTAAAAAATATTTTGGTGGAGTAAGTCCTTTTCGTTCAACTATTGACGATGATTCTACTTCTTTTGAAGAAAAAGTTAGCAATGTAAAACAATATTATACTGATCTTTATTCAGGTCCTGAAAGTAAAAAAAGAGCTGAAAGGATACATGGTGATGATGCTGAAAACGTACTAGAAGAGAAGAAACGTCTAGTAGGTGGTGTAAGTGTTGAACAAAGCGAGTTAGACAAAAATCCACAAAAAGTACAAGAAATAGATACTGAATTAAGACAAATATTTAGTAAGTATGGAATTAATGAAGAAGATCAAAAAGATTTTTTTGATACCAGTATTGTTAGAGCAGAAAATGAAGTAGTTAATTCATTGATGGATAAAATATCTAGATCTGACTTAGATCGTTTATATGAAATACTTGAGATTCTTGATACAGAAGGAAGAAGCAAATATAATAGACAAGAAGACAAAGCTATTATAGGATCTTATAGACTTTCATTATCAGGTGCACAGGACGAACAAGCTATAGCAAATGAAGTTGCGCACGCATCAGGCGCTTTAAACGATCCACAAAGATTTCAAGATAAAGAGTATTTTTACGAAGGCATGGATGAAGGTGCTTATACTACAAATTATCCATACGCTAGCGACAGAACAGTAGATGGTGTGCGAGAAGATCCATCACAGCCTGGACTTCTTTCTCAACAAGAAGCAAGTAGAATATTTCAAAATTTAAAACCTAACGTTATAGGTAGAGAAGATATAGCTCAAGATAAACACCATCAACAAGCTTATGAAATAGCTTCTGATATACAAACACTTAGATTTGATCTTTACAGACTTGGTATATACAATCCAGGAGAAGAAGAATTTAATCAAAGTCATTTAGATAGAGCTAGAGAAATATATAAAGACGATCCAAGCAAAATAAATAAACTAAAGCAACTAGAATCTATGATGGAAGACGAAGGCCTAATAGACACTATGAACTATTTAGTTAAAAATGAAGCTGGTTCAAGTGATTTTATAGGAGGCGTAGGAGATCCTAGGCAAGCATAATAATTTTAATTTAATATAATGGAATACAATTTACCTAGCGAAATTGTCAAAGATCTTAACTTTGGCGATTCAGCTAAACAAAAAATCATCAATGGAGTAGACAAGCTTGCTCGAGCTGTTAAGTCTACACTTGGAGCCTCAGGAAAATGTGTTATCTACGAAGACAGCAGAGGCAAACCGGTCATTACAAAAGACGGTGTAACCGTTGCAGAGAGCGTAGTCTTATTTGATCCGGTTGAAAACATGGGTGCTACTTTATTGAAAGAGGCTGCTCGTAACACAGTTCGTGAAGCAGGCGATGGAACTACAACAGCTACAGTCTTAGCACAAGCACTAATCAAAAGTATTTATAACAACCTAAAAGATCACTCTGTAAGAGAGATTAAAGAAGGTATACACTCTTGTTTACAAAAAGTAAATGAGTATTTAGATACTATTAAGATAGATGTTGAAGGCGATATGCTTAAAAACGTATCGGCTATAAGCTGTAACAACGACGAAGCTCTTGGTAAAATTATATCAGAGGCTTATGAAGCCGTAGGTAAAGATGGTGTAGTATTAATGGAAGGATCTGAAACTGATGAAACTTATATAGAAGTTGTAGATGGCGTACAAATGGACTGTGGTTTTACATCACCTCATTTTGTAACAAATACTGATAAACAAAAAGTAGAACTTGAAAATCCTTATGTATTAATATGTATGTCTGAGATACCTAACATACGTAAGATACAAAGCATATTAGAACATGTTATCAAACAAAACCGAGCTTTACTTATAGTAGCACCAGTATCACAGCAAGTAAAGTCGGCACTGTTAATGAATAAAGTAAAGGGTAATATCAAAGTAAACATTATTGACTTACCTGGCTTTGGCCCTACTAAAAAAGACACATGTGAAGATTTAGCTATATTAACAGGCGCAACGTTGTTTAACGAAGAGCTTGGCGATGATCTTGACGCTATGAAGCCTGAAGATCTTGGGCAAGTTGAATATGCTGAAACTAGTGAGACAAGTACTGTTATTACTGTAGAAGATATGCATGAATTAGTTGAAGAGCGTATTGATGAAGTTAATAAACGTATATCTGAAGAGCAAAATCCTTTTATTAAAAGAAAGCTACAAGATAGATTAACTATGTTGTCTGGCTGCGTTGGTATTGTTAAAGTAGGTGCTAACTCAAAAGTAGAACTAAAAGAAAAACAAGATCGCGTTGAAGACGCTATATATGCTACTAAAGCTGCTTTGAAAGAAGGTATTGTGCCCGGCGGTGGTGTAGCGTTGCTAAATGCTTCTCAAAAAATTTCGACCGACACAGTCGGTGAAGAAATATTGCTTAAAGCAATAAAATCACCTTTTAATACTATATTAGATAATGCTGGTATCGAGTTTGATGCTAACTTAGAAGAAGGATGTGGCTTAAATGTTATTAATAGCAAACCAGTTAACATGGTTGAAGCAGGCATCATAGACCCAGTACTTGTAACTAAGACTGCACTTAAAAACGCTGTTTCAGTTGTAACTACTATTATATCCGCAGACTGTGTAATCTCAAACATCAGAATAAATGAAGGCAGTTAATAATTACATAGTTATTGAGCCTATAAAGCAAGATCACAAAAAAGTAGGCGGATTAGTTCTTACAGACGATATAAACGAAGATAATAGATATTTAAAAGCTAAAGTTATATCAGTAGGAAACCTTGTGCAAGGTATAAAAGAAAAAGATATAGTTTATTACGATAGACACGCTGGTCATGGTATTCAGCATAACGATAAATTTTATGGCGTTATAAAACAAATGGACGTTGTATTAATTGATTAAACCTAAACCATAAACAATAATCCACAAAACACAAACGAAAAACAAATTATTAATTATTAAAAATTTTAAACAATGAAAAAATTTTTGTATTTCTCAGCTGGAACTCCTGATGGAACAGCTGCTACTGAAGAAGTAGCTTGTTTTCCTGCTGATCAATTATCTCACTTTGAATTAGCGTCAGCTACTTCATTAAGAGTTTATTTTGAATCTAGCCAAGAAAATGATGCTGATTCAGGTATTGATGCAGCTCACGCTGTGCTTACTTTTACTTCTGGTAAACATAAAGAGGTTATAGAAGCTATATGTGGTGCTATTGCTAGTACTCAAGTACTTAGTAATCCTATGATTACTGTAGCAGACGAAGAAACTTCTACTTATTTAAATGCACATATCACAGCTTGTGCTTCAATCGCTGTAGTTGACGCATCGTAATAAATGCGGCTAACTAGTCACGATTTACGTGAATTACAAATCCTTAAGTATTACAGGCTCGTTAGGAAATGGGCCTGTAAGACTTACGGGTTAAAAGATGCTGATCTTGAGCTGTTGATATATTTAGACTGCAAAGATAAGTTTACAAGACAAGAATTTATAGACGGTACATACACATATTCTTGGGATAAAGAAAGGTGGGAGCGTCTAAGAAAACAAGGTTGGATAGAAGTTTGGAGACAAAGAAATAGAACTACAATAAAGTATTCTATATTTAAAACTTCGTTTAAGTGCAGCCAATTAATAAGTAGAATATATAGAGTATTGTTAGGAGAAGAAGATCTACCAACATCACAAAGAAATATATTTTATGATAATAAATCATATACTGACAAAGTTTATAATAAAGCTATTGACGATATGATTAAAGATCCAAATAGATAATGGCGTTTAAACTAGGTTCATCAAAAAAATTTGAAGCTCGAGCTGGAAAAATTAAAAGAAAATTTAATTTTAAAGCTGGAAATGAAATAGTACCTGGCACGCCTGTATTTAGAAAAAAGCTAGATGATGGTGTTTTAGCTGAAGCAAATAATGATGGAAGTATTTATGTGAGTAAAGATATTGATGTAGATAGTCAAATTATGCAGCAGGCTATAGCTCATGAAATGCAACATATAACAGCAATGAAAATAGGTAGTGAAACTTATGATGATTATGCTGTTTATTATAAAGGTGAGACTTGGATAAGAGATAACGGCTATATTATAGATCCACATACTGGAAAAAGATATGAAGAAGGTAGTAGAGAGCTTCCTTGGGAAAACAATAAGATATGATAAACAATTTAGTAGGAGGTTTATTCGGTAAAATAGTAGACAATGCAGAAGGTATCCTCGATAAAGTAATTACTACAGACAAAGAAAGAGACGAAGCAAAGCTAGCTCTCAAAAAACTATTATTAGATGCAGAGCGTGAAGCTTTTGCAAAAGAAGTAGAAGATAGAAAGTCTGCACGCGATATGTATAAAGACGATGCTATTATTCAAAAAGTATTAGCAACGTTATTTACTATAGCTTATTTTGGCATTACATTTGTAATGTTTAACTATTTTGTTACAAAATCAATAGACTTAGGTGAATTTGAAATAAGCTTTATATCAACGATATTTGGCGCTATGAGTGCTAAAGTAAATACAATAATCGACTTCTTCTTCGGTGGAAGCTCAAAGAAAAACGAACAAATAAAAGAAAAATAAAATGGGACAAAATTCAACAGAAGTAGCTTATGGCTTTGGTCAATTTGGATCAGCTTTTGCAGATACAGCTGCTAACACAGTAACAGCTCCAGAAGAACTTGCTATAATAGCTATAACATTTCTGGCAGAAACTACTCTTGATAGCTTAATAGCTAAAGAGCCAACTAAGTTTCCTAACACTGCAGAGTCAGCTAATTCAAAAGGTACTTATACTAGAACAGTCGATGGAGCTGTTAGTTCTGCAGCTAAAGTAATATTTGATCAAGAAAACTTCGTAAGTCAAGCAGATCAGATAGAGTTTGGAGATGAAGTATATCTTACGTCAACTGGTGTTTTACTTGGTACTGTATTAACTTTAGATCCTGACGGTGATAACACTAAAGAAATACAACTTGCAGCAAATACTAGTATAAGCGATGGCGTTACAGTTACTTTTTTAAAAAAGAAAAAATTTGGACACTCTGGCGTAGGTGGACAAACAATTGATAGCGATCAAAAATTTCCTGCTGGACTAACAATATATGGAAGATGGGATTCAGTATCTTTAAACGCTGACGATACTGATGGCGGTATAATCTGTTACTTCGGAGAATAATGCTAGGATTAGCAAATAGCATATCAGGCATGCCTTATATTAGTTCTTCTACGTTTAGCATAGCAAATGTACCTGATTTATCGGTTTGGTTGAAAAACGCAGGCACACAGACTTTAAACAGTGGTAACATATCGCAATGGAACGATGAGTCTGGAAATAATAATCACGCAGTTCAAACTACAGCCAGCTTTCAACCACAGGCTGATGGCGGTGGTGCTTTACTTGACGGAACTGATGATAGGTTTAATTTAACATCATCACTATTGTTAACTCGTTTTCATCTATTTGCTGTTTTAGATCTTGACACTCTCACTAATCAAACTTTGATTGGAAAATCTGACAACTCTGGAAACTTTATTAGAATAACAGACAATAATGGCTACAGACATAAAGCTAGAAATGGATCAGAAACTGTTATATTCGATTATACTAGTGGAAAAACTTTAAGCGTTGATACAAAGTTTATGTACGAAGTGGTTAGAAGTGAAGACGAGGTAATAGAAGTTTTTAGAAATAACGGCGAGCATCTTAATGAAACTCCAGCTAGTGGTACTAATGCTTCTTCCTTGCTTGCAACTTTTGCTATTGATCAATTATTTACGCAAAGAAATAATTCTACAAATATAAATGGTCACGTTTTTGAATTTGTTTTGTTTGGCAAAGAGCTAACTGGTGACAATTTAACTAACGTTAGAAATGATATTTTAACAAGAAACGGATTATAATGAGTAAATTTTATTATTCAACAAAAAGCGAATGTGATACTCTATTAAGTAATATGGATACTTATTTTGAATATCCTAAAAATGGAACTTTAACAACTGCTGAAGTTTTATTAGTTTCAGGTTCAGAATACTTAGTATGTGTACCAGACGCATACTATAACAATTTAACACAAGATCAAAAGGATAAATGTAAAGACTCTATGCCAGATTCTCTTACAGGTCCTTTAGACTAATATTAATTTAATTAAATAAAATCATGGCAAAAAGAAAAACACCAAAGGTGAAAGACGTTATTGATATTACGCCTAAACCGGAAAAAGTTACAGAAGAACAACTTAAAGAAGTTCAAGGATTAGTTACAGCAATGCATAGGATGCAAATGGATGTTGGCGTAGCTGAGTCAAGAAAACATCAGCTTTTACATCAATTAAATTTAGTACAAGATAAAATTACTAACTTGCAAGATAGCCTTGAAAAAGAATACGGCACGTTTGATATAGACATGCAAACAGGCGTTATAAATTATCCGAAAAAAGATGGCGAAGTTGATAAGAAAGATTAGTGTAGGTAAAGATTATAAAAATGATGCGATGCATTATGCTGTTGGTCAAGAAGTTTATGGTGGTCATACTATATGCGATATTGTTGAAGAAAAAGAAAAGTATTCTATTTATATAAGAAAAGACAAAGTGGTTATACCTTGGAAAGACTTCAACAAGAACATGGCTGTATCTGTTGAGTATAATTTAGAATACTAATGAAAGCACCTTTTGACTTTGTAATAGAACCAAAAGGTAGTAGATATAACAATAGTAAAAAAGTTGGCGATAAAGAACTAATATTAAATACAGAGATATTTAATCATGAGTTTATAAACCGCCACGCTATTGTTAAGTCTATACCAACAGCGTTTGAAACTTGTATAAATAAAAACGATGAAGTTATTGTACATCACAATGTTTTTAGAAGATGGCACGATGTGAAAGGTAAAGAAAAAAACAGCAGATCTTTTTTTGATGAAAATACATATTTAATTAAAGAAGATCAAATATATTTATATAAGTCAAAAGATGAGTGGAAAGCTTGCAATGGATATTGTTTTGTACAACCTATAAAACAAAGAAACAAGTTAGCTGTAGAAGAAGAAGAAAACTGTATCGGTATAGTTAAATATACTGATGGAGTTTATAAAAAAGAAGAGCTAGTAGGCTTTACACCATTTTCAACCTATGAGTTTATTATTAATGATACAAGGCTTTATAGGGTTATGAATAAATTTATTACAATTAAATATGAGTATCAAGGAAACGAAGAAGCGTATAATCCTAGCTGGGCGAAAAGCGGTTGATGAGTTGATTAAAGTTGCTGAAGAACAAATTATCACTAATACTGAAGATGATGTGTCTGCTGATCGACTAAAAAATGCTGCAGCTACTAAAAAGCTAGCTATATTTGATGCATTTGAAATACTCAACCGCGTACAAGAAGAAGAGAATATTTTGGAAGGAAAGACACCTGAAGAGAAAGAAGAAAGAATATTTAAAGGCTTCGCGGAAGGTAGATCAAAATAATGTACGAACAAAGTTTATATAAAATAGTTGAACCAGTTAAGAAGACTACAATAAGTCGACTTAATAAAAAACGTAAATGGGAATATGGATACAATAAAGAACATGATATTGTGGTTATCAGCAAAACTGGAAAAATTGGTAACATACTTGAAATCCAAGGTTTGCGCATTGCTTTGCCACTGCTGCCACTGCAGTTGCACGAAACCAAATTAAATAAATGGCAAAAAATAGAGTACCCTAAAGAATTAAGTAAACTTAAAAATATATTTGACTGGAGAAATTATCCAGAAGAAAGCAAAGATAAGTGGTACGATTTTATAGACGAAGAGTTTAAGCGTAGAGAAGAAGGCTTTTGGTTTATGAACGATGGCGAGCCTACATATATAACAGGTAGCCATTATATGTATTTACAATGGAGTAAGATTGATGTTGGCGCTCCTGATTTTAGAGAAGCTAACAGATTGTTCTTTATATTTTGGGAGGCGTGTAAAGCTGATAAGCGCTGCTATGGTATGTGTTATTTAAAAAATAGACGTAGTGGTTTTTCTTTTATGTCTAGTGCTGAAACAGTTAACTTAGCTACTATATCGAGTGACTCTAGATATGGAATACTATCTAAAAGTGGTGCTGATGCTAAAAAAATGTTTACCGACAAAGTTGTTCCAATATCTATTAACTATCCGTTTTTCTTTAAACCGATACAAGATGGTATGGACAGGCCTAAAAGTGAACTTGCTTATAGGGTTCCTGCAAGTAAGTTTACGCGTAGAAAAATTACTACAAACGAAAAGCAAGAAGAGCTGGTTGGACTTGACACTACTATTGATTGGAAAAATACTGGTGACAACAGCTACGACGGTGAAAAGCTTAATTTGTTAGTACACGATGAAAGCGGTAAGTGGGAAAGACCTGATAATATACTAAACAACTGGCGAGTAACAAAAACTTGTTTACGTCTTGGTAGTAGAATTATAGGTAAGTGTATGATGGGATCAACGAGTAATTCGTTAGACAAAGGTGGTGATAACTTTAAAAAGTTATATAACGACAGTGATGTCACAAAAAGAAATAGAAATGGTCAAACACGCTCTGGTTTATATTCTTTGTTTATCCCAATGGAATGGAACTATGAAGGATTTATTGATGAGTATGGACGACCAGTTTTCAATACCCCAACACGAGAGTGTTATGGACCCGACGCTGAATTAATAGATATAGGTGTAATTGATCATTGGAATAATGAAGCTGACGGTCTTAAAGGAGATCAAGACGCATTAAACGAGTTTTATAGGCAGTTTCCAAGAACTGAAGAACACGCGTTTAGAGATGAAACAAAAAATAGTATATTTAACTTAGTTAAAATATACGAACAAATAGATTATAATGAAGAGCTTGGTAGATCTTTAGGTGTAACTACTGGTAATTTTCAATGGATTAATGGAGTAAAAGACACTAAAGTAGTTTTTTATCCTGATCAAAACGGAAGGTTTAAAGTTAGTTGGGTGCCTAAAGAAACCATGCAAAATAGAGTTATAGTTAAAAATGGAATTAAATACCCAGGAAATGAACACGTTGGTGCGTTTGGCTGCGATAGTTATGATATTAGCGGTACTGTTGATGGTAGAGGATCCAAAGGATCTCTTCATGGATTAACAAAGTTTTCTATGGAAGACGCACCACCAAACCATTTTTTCTTAGAGTATTTATGTAGACCACAAACCGCAGAAATATTTTTTGAAGATGTGCTAATGGCTTTAGTATTCTATGGTATGCCATTGCTTGCAGAAAATAATAAGCCAAGACTGTTATACTATTTAAGACGTAGAGGTTACAGAGGTTTTAGCATGAATAGACCAGATAAAGTTTGGAATAAATTATCTGTAGCAGAAAAAGAAGTTGGTGGTATACCAAACTCTAGTGAAGATATAAAGCAAGCTCACGCCGCTGCTATAGAGATGTATATTCAAAACCATGTTGGTATGATGCCTGATAATACTTTTGGAGACTTATACTTTAATAGTCTTCTCAATGATTGGGCAAAATTTGACATAAATAAAAGAACTAAGTTTGATGCTAGTATTAGCTCTGGCTTAGCAATAATGGCTTGCAATAGACATTTATATAGACCAAATCCCAAAGTAGAAAAAAGTAAATTAAACGTAAGTATTTCAAGATACTCAAATACTGGCTCAATGTCAAAAATAATAAAATAATATGTCATACACTAATAATTATTTTCCAAGTCAGGTCGTTAGTGATATTGAAAAAATTAGCTACGAATACGGGCTCAAGGTTGCTAAAGCTATAGAGTCAGAGTGGTTTAATGACGAAAGAAACAATAGTAATAGATATAAATCAAACTATAACGATTTTCATAGTTTAAGACTTTATGCTAGAGGCGAGCAGTCAATACAAAAATACAAAGATGAGCTTTCTATAAATGGCGATTTAAGTTATTTAAATTTAGACTGGAGTCCAGTACCAATAATTCCAAAGTTTGTAGATATAGTTGTTAATGGCATAGCAGAAAGAACTTATGATATAAAAGCATATTCTCAGTCTCAAAACGGTATAGATAAAAGAACTGAGTACATGGAAGCTATTATGTCTGACATGGAGTTTAAAGATGTTAATGATTTGTTTGAAAGAGAGCTCGGTGTAAGTGTAAAAGAAAGTGAAATAGAAGAACTACCTGAAAATGCTGAAGAGCTAGCATTACACATGCAGTTAAATTATAAACAAAATGTAGAGCTAGCGCAAGAACAAGCTTTAAATATTTTGTTTGATGGTAACAAATACGAGTTAACTAAGAAAAGGTTTTATTACGATTTAGCAGTTTTAGGTATTGGTGCTGTAAAAACAAACTTTAACACATCAGAAGGTTTAACAGTAAGCTACGTTGATCCTGCTGATTTAGTTTATTCGTATACAGACTCACCATATTTTGATGATATATATTATGTTGGAGAAGTAAAACAAATTGCTATTAATGAGCTAGTAAAACAGTTTCCTCATTTAACTCCTGAAGAGCTAGAAGATATAAAAAATCAAAAACCTATTTATAGAAACAACGTTTATAGCACTAGCGATAACTATAAATACGATAACAATAAACTTCAAGTTTTATATTTTAATTATAAAACTTATATGAACGAAGTTTATAAAATAAAACAAACTTTTTCAGGAGGTCAAAGGCCAATAGAAAAAGATGATACTTTTAATCCTCCTGAAAATAAACAAGAAGGTTTTGCAAAACTACAAAGACAAGTAGAGGTGTTATATGAAGGAGCTATTGTTGTAGGAACTAATAAGCTTCTTAAATGGGAGATGGTTAAGAATATGTTACGACCTAAAAGTGATTATACTAAAGTTAAAATGAATTATAGTATTGTTGCGCCAAGAATGTACAATAACAAAATAGATTCTTTAGTTAAGCGTATCACTGGATTTGCTG